GGTTTCTACTTTACCAAGTCCTGCAGGAGGATGTAAAGTAGCTAAATTTACCGTCTCTGGGACGTTGACTGTAAGTTAAAAATAAATTATAAATATGAATTTTAAGGAGTAAAAAAATGGCACATTTCGCAGAACTAAAAGCAATGACAGATCCTACAGGATTTACGTCAGATTCACATCAAGTAGTACAAAGAGTAGTTGTTGTTGGCAACGATATTGATACAGCAGCAGGACCATTAGGTTCTAATGATATGCATGCTGATGGAGAAACATGGTGTGTTAATTTTTTTAAAGGCGGTATTTGGAAACAGACTTCTTACAATAATAATTTTAGAAAACAATATGCAGGGATTGGATATATTTATGATCCTGTAAAAGATAAATTTTTAACACAACAACCTCATGCCTCATGGTCATTGGATGATAATGATGATTGGAAAGCACCAATAACATATCCATCAATTACTGATGATGGTCAATCAGAACCTGAATGGGTTTACAGAATCTCATGGAACGAAACAAAATATAACGCTGACAACACAAAAGGTTGGGAAGCAATTAAATCAAACGACGAATCGGAAACACCTACCAAATACGATTGGAATGGCACAGCTTGGGTGTCCGAATAGGAGGACACTTAAATGCCAAGAAATAAATCTGGCTCAGCAAACGGTGGAGTAATTGGAAAGACAAATAAAACTTCGTTTGGAAAATGCACTGTCACAAATAAAACATCATCAGGAGATGTAACATTACAATCAGGAACAAGAGTTGTTCAAGCTTTAATAATAGCAGGTGGAGGTGGATCATCTTCTAATGGAGCCGGAGGTGGTGGTGCCGGTGGAGTAAGAAATTTAGAAATAAATGCAACATCAATCGTAACAGCAACAGTGGGTGGAGGTGGAGCTGGAAAATCTGTAACTAGTGAAAGAGGATGTGCAGGTACTAATTCAACATTAGTTGCTTGTTCTGTTACCTATTCAGCAACGGGTGGTGGCTTTGGAGGTGTATCTACTGGAGCAGGTCAACCTAGATCAGGTGGTCCGGGAGGATCTGGTGGTGGAGCACAACAATATTCATCTGGATGTGGATGTTCAGCAGGAACAGGTAACGCAGGAAGTTTTGATCCACCTGAAGGAAATAATGGTGGTCAGGGTATACCATGTGGTGGTGCCGGAGGTGGTGGAGGAATCGGTAGCGTTGGTGCTGACGGTTCTGGAAGCACAGGCGGTAATGGTGGATCAGGAACAGATTTTTCTCCAACTTTCTCAGGACTACCTAATTCAGGAACATTAGCTGGTGGTGGAGGAGGTGGAGCCGAACAACCTGGACCTGGATCAGGAACAGGCGGAAGTGGTCAAGCTGGTGGTGGTAATGGAGCAGGAGATGGCTCAGCAGGAACAAGTGCAACTGCTAACACCGGTAGTGGTGGTGGAGGTGGTGGTGGAGGACCATCAAACGCAGGTGGTAGTGGTGGTTCGGGACACATAGCAATAAAAGAATTAAGTAAAGCAAGTGGTGTATGGTCAATGCAAAGTCAATTTCAAGCTAGGTCTCAAGGAATATGGCCAGAGTTTGGTTTTACTTTAGATTATTTAGTAATTGCTGGTGGTGGCGGCGGTGGAGGAACAATCGCTGGTGGTGGTGGAGCTGGAGGTTATAGAGAGTCAAGCGGTGCTTCTACTGGTGGTTATACTGCATCTCCTTTAGGTGCAGGAAGTGCATTTATATCAGCAGGATGTTATTCAATTACAGTAGGTGCTGGTGGAGCTGGTGGTCAAGAACCAGGTAATGGTGGTAGTAATGGTACTAATTCAGTTTTTGATACAATCACAGCGACTGGTGGTGGAGGTGGTGGATCAGGTAATCCAGGAAGTGGTGGAGATGGAGGATCGGGTGGTGGTCAAGGATATTGTACAAGTGGTACATCTGCTGGAGCAGGTAATACTCCTCCAACAAGTCCCCCTCAAGGAAATCCTGGTGGTACAGGAACTCTGCCAGTTCCAGGAAGATCTGGTGGTGGCGGTGGTGGAGCCGGAGCAGCTGGAAATAACAGACCAGGTCCGGGTGTAGGTGGAGCTGGAGTTACTTCAAATATTACAAACACACCAACTCAAAGAGCAGGTGGTGGAGGTGCTTCTGCAAATGCTTATGGAGGTGCAGGTCCTGCAGCAGGTGGAGCAGGTGGTGGTGGAGCTGGGGCTGCAGCATGTGGAAGTGCTGGAGCTGGAACTGCTAATACTGGAGGTGGCGGTGGTGGTAATGGTCACGCATCTGGTGCTTTTGGTGGAGCAGGTGGTAGTGGACTTGTAGTAGTAAGAGGACCAAGCACACAAAATTTTTCAGTATCTCCTGGTACAAACTCAGTAACAACTTTACCGAGCCCTGCAGGATCATACAAAGTAGCTACTTTTACAGTATCTGGAACATTGACAGTATCATAAGAAGTGTTATATTAAGTTTATAAAGATATATGAACTTAACAAATTATTATTGGTATTTTCAAAACGTTATTCCTCATAGAATATGTGATGACATTGTTCGTTACGGTAAACAGTTACAAGATCAAATGGCAGTCACTGGTGGTTATGGCGATAAAAAATTAAATAAACAACAGATAAAAGATTTAAAAAAGAAAAGAGATTCTAACATTGTTTGGATGAGTGATAGATGGATATACAAAGAAATACAACCATATGTTCATCAAGCAAATAAAAATGCAGGTTGGAATTTTCAATGGGATTTTTCAGAAGCATGTCAGTTTACAAAATATGTTAAAGGTCAATATTATGATTGGCATTGTGATGGTTGGGATCGACCTTATGATAAACCAAACACACCGGATCATGGTAAGATTAGAAAGTTATCTGTAACAGTTACTTTATCTGATCCTAAAGAATACAAAGGCGGTGAATTAGAATTTGATTTTAGAAACATGGATCCTGATAAAAAACCAAATATACATAAGTGTAAAGAAATATTACCTAAAGGATCTTTAGTTGTATTTCCTAGTTTTGTGTGGCATAGAGTATGTCCAGTTAAAAGTGGAGAAAGAAAAAGTTTGGTTATTTGGAATTTAGGATGGCCATTTAAATAAAGGAGAAATATGAAAAAGAAAAAAACTAAAGTTAAAAAACAAAAAGAAATAATTAATTATCCAAACCGATTACAATTAGAAGAATATTTTAAATGTCCTATATGGTTTGCAGATGAACCAGCATTTGTAAATGATTTAAATAAAGCATCAGACAAATATATTGAAACATCTAAAAAAAATTTAAAACCAGCTATTGATAAACGTAATAAAAAATTTGGTAACAAAGGTGATATGGGTCATGTATTTCATTCAACGTCATTAATTGGTGACCCTAATTTTAAACAATTACAAGATTATGTGGGTGCAACAGCACATAATTTATTAAGTGAAATGGGTTTTGATCTAACTAATTATCAAGTATTTATAACAGAGATGTGGGTGCAAGAATTTGCAAAAAAAGGTGGAGGACACCATACATTACATACACATTGGAATGGTCACATATCTGGTTTCTATTTTTTAAAGGCAAGTGAAAAAACATCTATGCCTTTGTTTGAAGATCCAAGACCAGGTAATGTCATGAATCTTTTACCTGAAAAAGATAAAACAAAAGTTACATATGCAAGCTCACAAATTAATTATAAAGCAAAACCAGGTCGTATGATATTTTTTCCATCATATTTACCTCATCAATATATTGTTGATATGGGTTATGAACCATTTAGGTTTATACATTGGAACTGTCAGGCCATACCAAAAGGAGTATTAAATGTCGTTTAAAAAAAATAAATATACTGTTTTAAAAAATGCTATCTCAAGAGAGATGGCAGATTTTTGCTATGCTTACTTTTTAAATAAAAGAAAAGTAGCAAGATTTTTACTTGATAATAGATTTATTTCTCCTTTTACAGAATACTATGGTAGATGGAATGATGAACAAGTACCAAACACATATTCACATTATGCTGATTTAGTTATGGAAACTTTGTTACAAAAAGTAAAACCTGTTATGGAAAAGCATACAAAATTAAAATTATCTGAAACTTATTCTTATGCAAGAATATATAAAAACGGAGATATTTTAGCTAGACACAAAGATAGATATTCTTGTGAGATATCTACAACTTTAAATTTAGGAGGTGACCCATGGCCTATTTATCTTGATCCTACAGGTAAAACAAGTCAAGCGGGTATTAAAGTAGACCTTAAACCAGGTGATATGTTAATTTATTCTGGTTGTGATTTAGAACATTGGAGAGAAGAATTTGAAGGAAAACATTGTGGACAAGTATTTTTACATTACAATAAAGCTGGGTCAAAGATGGCTAAAGAAAATGAATTTGATCAACGTCCATTTATAGGACTTCCTGCTTATTATAAAGGCACGAAGTTGACTAAATCTATAAAATAGTCTATAAAAAAGACTTGTATGGGGAGTACCACCACAACCACACTCCCCGTACTTTAATCTGTTAATTAACGTTTAATCTGATATAACGGGTTACTATGCTACAAAAGATAGGATTTCAACCAGGTATAAATAAACAAATCACACCCACTGGAGCAGAGGGTCAGTGGATTGACTGTGATAATGTAAGATTTAGATACGGCACACCTGAAAAAATAGGTGGTTGGAAACAGTTAGGGGACGATGCTCTTACAGGAGCAGGTAGAGGATTACATCATTTTGTAAATAGTAAAGCCAGAAAGTATGCCATCATCGGCACAAACAGGATCTTATACGCATTTTCTGGCGGTGTATTTTATGACATACATCCAATTAAATCTACAACAACGCTTACAAGTGCATTCACCACGACCAACGGATCAACATCTGTTACAATAACTTTCAGTGGGGATCATGGTATATCTGCACAGGATATAGTTTTACTAGATAATTTCTCATCAATTACCAATTCTAATTTTGCAGCTTCAGATTTTGATGATAAAAAATTTATGGTGACCACTGTCCCTAATGCTACAACTATTACAATCACAATGCCGTCAGCAGAATCAGGATCTGGTGCAACAACATCAGGTGGTATTAGAGTTCAACATTATTATCCTGTAGGACCAGCTGTGCAAGCAAAAGGTTTTGGTTGGTCACTTGGAACCTGGGGTGGTGAGGTTGCAGGAGAACCAACAACAACTTTATCTGCAGCAATAAACTCTTCAACAACGACTGGTATTACATTAGCAGATGTATCACAATTTCCAGATACAGGTACAAATTTTATAAAAGTAGGAACAGAAGAAATATCTTATACAGGTATTAGTGCATCTAATGAATTAACAGTTTC